ATTTCAGAGGCGAAGTTTACTGGAATGTTGTAGAGCTTGACCTTGATAGTTTTTGGATAAAGAAAGTAGATAGCAACGGGAAAGAGGTAAAACCTAAATTAAGATGGCCATAAACTCTGACTGGACGCTTTGGCAGGAGAATGATGAGCGTTTTTAAGAAAATAATACTTGTGCGAATTGTAGAAAATAACAGCGGGACTTTCGGCGTATTGCTGGACAGAAAATCAATGCGAAATGAATATGTGCCGTTTGCGACAACGCTGGAATTGAAGTGGAGAAATAATATAAAAGACGGTTCGTGTATTCCGGCTGATGAATACGAATGCAAGAGAATAAAAAGCGGGAAATTCGGAGAGGTATTTGAGGTTCAGAATGTGCAGGGCAGAGACCATATTTTATTGCATTGCGGAAACACGATTAAGGATAGCTCTGGGTGCATTCTGGTTGGAGAGCAATTCGGTATTCTTGGCGGGCTGACTGGTATTTTATCGTCTCGGAAAGGATACAAAGAGCTATTGACACGGCTGAAAGGATTTGATACATTTTTACTGGATATAAAAAAGACAATTATTAAGCGGGATTATATGAGGATATGAAAATAATTAAGCGGATAAAATTTTCGATATCAATTTTTTTAGTGAAGCTGGTGTTAAAAAAAGTAATCAAAAAAATTCTGAAAAAAATGAAGCGGGAGGGAAATGTGAAAACGGGTAAAAATTCAACGGAATTCTGGCTGACTGTTGCGTTCAATCTGATTGCGACGGCACTTATGGTGGTAGGGCAGATAAATCCAGATTTGTATTTGAAAATCTGCGCTGTGCTCAACGGGGTTTATACGGTCGGCAGAACGCTTGTAAAGATGACTTCGACGGACATAGATGACAAGGTTATCGAAAAGATAAAAGAACTTTCAAACAAATAATTTTTGCAGGGGGGCGGCTTTCAATTCCTTGCCGGTCGTTTCCCCTGCAAAAACAATATGAAGAATTTTGTTTTGGAGCTACCTGCGGAAACTGAACAGGAAATCCAGAATAAAATTCTGCAATACCTTTCACTGAAAAATATCGTGGCGTGGCGGAATAATACGGGCGCAATGACAAAACAGAATAAAAAGACACATAAAATCTATTTCGTGCGGTTTGGCGTAAAGGGACAGTCAGATATTACGGGAATACTCCCGGACGGGCGGCGGCTGGAAATCGAAGTTAAGAAGCCGGGCTATTTGAAACACTTATCAAAAAAGAAGCGCTGGCATTTAGAGGAACAGCAGACATATCAGGACATAATCAATAAAAACAACGGGCTGGCGTTCTGTGCGTTATGTGTAGAAGACGTGGACGCTGGGCTGGCTGGGAAAGGCAAGGAAATTTACAGGGCTTCGTGGGACATATAATAAAAGGAATATAGAGTAAGCATACCCTATGTCATAGGGTATTTAGATAGGGCACAAGATTAAGATTAAGATTAAGATATTTAAAAGAAGCAATCACATAACTAATTACTGGTTAAAGACCTTGCGAAAAGAAAAAAGATAATTCATAATATGGTGTAGGTAAAAAAATGAGGCAAGGAAACAAAAAAAATTCGGCGGTTGGGACGGCGGCGGCGGCGGTGCGATTTTTCGTGCGGCGGCAACGGCGGGCTTACGGAATTAAATTTTTACCGCCGGCAAAATTAGACCTTGCCAAGATTTTGCAAATAATCAATAATATGGTGTAAAATGAAAAATAAAGGGGGTCAGAAAAAAATGGCAAGGGAAAAAAGGCAAGGAAACAAAATCAATTTCTTTGTGCTTCTGCATAGGGTTGAAAGAAAATTTGGGCACAAACAATCACGCTGGTGCGATGAGGATTTTCGGCAGTGGGATAAAATTTCGGAGAAGTATGATTTGGATTATGACACAGGGATTGAAGAAAGGGGGTCAAAATGAAAAAGTGTGAAGTATGCGGTGCGGAGCTGGAAGTAGTAGAAACAAACGTGAACGCAGACGGGACGGGCGTGTATTACGCCTGCCCGAAGTTTATGGCCGGCGACGATGAGCATACTGCGTATCTCGAGGAACACGAAGGCGAAGACGGGTATGACCACGATGTCCGCGAAGGCACGATGGAAGATGGCGTGGGATATGATATGGATGGGAAACCGGTTTTCTATCTCGACGGAGAAGAACATACTTTTTCTACGGGACATACTCACGCCACTGAAACCGAAGAATACGAAAATGTGAACGGGGTCATCGTGCGGTTGAGCGACGGCAAAAGAATAGATTGGTAGATGCAAAGGAACGGGAGAGATTAAGAAAGGGGGTCAAAATGAAGGCAAGGACAAACTGGAAGGAAATGGTAGGCGTGCTGAAAGCGGGAGTGCCGGTTGAGGAAGTGAAAGCGGCATACGGTGTCAGGCAGTGTGATGTTAACTGGTGGAGCAAGAAGTATAAAGACGCTCCGGCGCTGTCAAGGGTTGCGGCGGCGACGATTGTTGAGCGCAAGAAAAAAGCACAGGCAGGGCAGACAGAAGTTATCGTAGTGGACAGCGGAAAGAAAACAGAAGTAAAAAAAAGCGGGAACACTTTCAAATCATTAACAAAAAGTCAGCGGAAAGTTTTTGATTTTCTCGGAAAGGTCGGCAATGAAACGGCGGTGCTGGTTAAAGGTGAAGCTGGACTGGGCAAGACGGAGCTTGTCAGGCAGTTTGCGGAAAGCAAAGGCAAGCGCATTGTAAGCTGGAATATGAACGGAACGGTTGATGTGGCTGACTTGCTGGGGCATTATATTTCACAGAACGGCTCTACAAGCTGGGTGTATGGCGTAGTTTCGCACGCTGTAAAGAACGGGCTGTGGCTGTGCTTGGATGAGATAAATGCGCCGGAAGCGAATGTGCTGTTTTCAATTCACGGGCTTCTGGATGACAGGAAAACGGTAATTCTGTCAGACCATAATGAGGTAATAGAGGCGCACCCGGATTTTAGATTTTTCGCTACCTGCAATGAAGGTTATCTGGGAACACGGGAGTTTAACAAGGCGTTTCTGTCAAGGTTTAATGCGGTAGTTAAACTTGACTATCCTGAAATGGAGGAAGAGGTAAAAATCATTTCAGACATTCAGCCAGACGAAAGTAAAACGAAAATCATTGCGCAGATGTTGGCGGAAATGCGCAAAGCAAATTTAGCAATGCCGCTGGGTATAAGAGAGAGCAAAAGCTGGGCGTATCTTTCGCTGAAAATGGAACTGAAAGAGGCGTTCGAATTTGCTATTGAGAATAAAGCGGGAGATATTGATTTATCGGAATACAAGGGTTTGTATTTCAAAAAATAAGGGGGTCAAAATGCAGTTGATGTCGTCAAATGATTATGCTACTTTACGAGGGCAGATAGAGAAAATGCTTATTCAGCATAATTTGAGAAAATGTGTTGATATGGGAAACATCGTCGGGGAAGGTGATTTGAAGGTGCTGGTTGCGCCGGTATCGACATCGTTTGCGGATTTGAAAAAACGGAAAATAGTCATAGGCAGTGACGCTGTTGGAGTTTCACTGAAAAAAATGGTTGCTCATATACTTCACGAAGCAGGTCATATACGCTATACAAAACTGACTATTGAAAGGGCGATGAAAATCATAAAAGACACTGTGCAACCGAAAACAAATTTGAATTGGATACAGGACTGGGCAAATGTTATCGAGGACGCTCGGATAGAATACAAATTGTCAAAGCGATATCCGAACGGGCGGGCGCTTCTTAACATAAGAGATTTGTCACAAGCGGATAAGGCGTCGGAAAAAGTGCCTAAATCGGTCAGGGATTTGGTTAAGTTTTTCAAATTGTTGACGGCTGTGCCGACAAAAGACGGGGCGGAAGTGCTGGCGGAAGTGCCGGAGGCATATAAAAAGGTATATAAGAAAAACATAAATCAATTTATTAAATCATTGGAGCACACACAGTGGAAGCACATAAAAGAGACAGCCGGCTTCTATAAAGACATTATGGACGTCTTTGATAAGCAGGTTAAAAAAGCAGAGGAACAGGCACAGAAGGAAGCGGAACAGAAAAAACAGGAAGCAGAAAAATCAGCAGAAAACAAAGAGGATGAAGAAAGCAAAGAGAATGGACAGGACACTTCTGACGGCAAAGATAAAGACAGTGGAAAGAAAAAAGAAAAAGAAGGTAATGAAAACAAAGGTGACAGGGAGCGGCAGGAAAGTCAAGAGCAGAAGGAAAGCACGGCAGAAACAGAAGAAGGCGCAAGCGAGAAAGGCGAGGAGCAAGAAGATAATGAAGACGGGAAAGGGTCAGGCGCAAGCAATGGGAAAGGCGAAGATGACAGTAAAGATATAGAGTTTGCTCATCCTGTCGGGCGGCTGTCGTCAAAAGTAAGGGAAGTTATAAAACAGTCAGAAAAAATTACGGATGAAGTGCTGGAAACACTTAACAGGCAGGAAGCGGAAATCAAGCGGCAGGAAACGCAGATAAAATCAGTAATTCAGCAGTTATTACAGGAATTGCAACCGGACGTGAAAAGAAACAGAGAGAGAGGAAAGATAGACACGAATAAGCTGTGGAAAGCGGGTATAAAAAAAGATGACTTCTTTAAGGCGGCTGGAAGGGAATTCCCGGAAACAGATATAATCGTAATGTCTGATATTAGCGGTTCAACACGGAATGGTAATATATTTTCGGTAATATCAAAAGCGACACAGAGCTTGATGGAAGCATTTGACAAGTTTGAAAAAATAAAATCGATGGCGCTGTTTTTCAACGGCAATAGTTATGTCGGAAAAACATTCAGACAGAAGGGCGTGAAATTTCCTGTCGGGGCGTCGGGCGGAACTAATTTTGATAGAGTTATTTTTCACGCAGATAAAATGCTGAAAAAAGAAGGTAGAGGCAAAAAAGAATTTATGCTTATGATAACAGATGGACTGGATAATCTTTCAAAAGCAATAAAAAAACTTGCTGAACAGCATAATCTCTATGCAATAATTATTTCGTCATCTGCGACGGCATCGACGGCATATATTAAACGTATAGCTGAAGAAAACTTCGGAAAGAACTTCTGTGTAATAGGCGGCATATCGGAACTGGGCGGCGCTATTGCAGCGGCGTTCAAAACTTTTATCAGGGGGTAATTATGGCAAAATGTATGGAATGCGGGCGGGAAGTAAAAAAACTTATTGCGGTCAATCCGCAATGGTTAGTTTGTAGGAAGTGCTACAAAAAATATGTGGCACAGAACGGGAAAGGGGGTCACAGTGAGGATAAAAGAAAAAAATAAAGCGGCGGCATTATCTTTTGATGATTTAGTAGAACTGAATAAGCACAGATATAGATACACAATATCACAGAAAGATTTTAAGCTGGTCAGCGGACTGATTGCAAGAATAGAAAATCGGGACTGGGAAAAAGTTGCGGCTGGCGATGTCATCAGTTTATCGGCGCTGAAATCAGACAGGACTTATGAAAGGGGTCACATAGAAAAAATTGATTGCGGCAGTTGCGGGCACGGATGGGAAAGCGGAACAGCTTACTGTTGCACAGAGCCGTATGTGCCGTTTGTGCATAAGACGAACGGCGGAGTATATTTCAATACTTCGGGCGGCTACTGGGTTCTGCTGGACAGAAGCAAATTTTTGCGCATAGACATTCAGCGGAAACTGTTTACGACATTCGAGGGACGGTTGCCGTGTGCGGACGGGGCAGTTTATTTCTGGGCTAATGTGGTGCGCTGGCAATATGCGGGTAAGGAAATTTATTAAAGGGGGTCAGGATGTTTAATTTATCAGCAGTAAAAGCGGCGGAAAATTCAAAGCGGTATGTGACGAATAAAATTCACGTTTCGGAATTGGCTTCTCACGATTGCGACAGGTATCTGTGGCTGACGCATAGCGGGCAGTATAGCTGGATACCAGATGAGAATATACTGTGGGCGTTTCTGGTCGGCAAGGGTATTCACAGCGAACTTGAAAAAGAATGTTTGGCGTGGGCAGAGCAGAACGGCGCTATCGGGTTTTCGGAAGTAAAAGTCGAGACGGATAATATGATAGGCAGTATTGATTTGGTGATAGTGTATGAAAGAAAAAAAACTATCGATATTATTGACATCAAATCAACGGGAGCGGAAGGTTTTTTTCTACTCCCGTCGGAGAGTATGATAAATCAGGTCAATATCTATGTCGGGGCACTGCTGGCGGGGGGGTTTAAGGCGTTGAAAAACATAAAGGTGACGAAGGACTGGAATATAGGAGGGCAGATTTGGAAGGTTAACAAGACAGGAAGACCGAGATATTTTGATGTGGAGCAGGACGCACATCCTATACAGATAGATTTGGACATATACAGAAACGCAGAAAAACGGGCGGAAAAAATTTCGTCGGCATTGAAGGGGGGTTATGAAATCAAAAAAGAAGACGGGCAGAAATGTGCGGGATGTCCGGCACGGCTGGTTTGCGAAGGGTTGAAAAGTATTGAAATTTGAAGGGGGGTCAAATGGCAAAGGCAAGGAAATTTTTCAGTAAAAGAAAAGGGCTTCACATCGAAGCGGAAGGTTGTGTCATAAATATCTATGAGAAAATTTATGACAGGCAGGGCAGGGAAGTCACGGTGGTGCAGATAATCCCGGACAAATACAGCGGTGAGAGAAAGTGGAAGCTTATAGGCACAAATGTTGTGCGTGTAGTGCGGCTGAAAACAGTAAAATGTTAAGGGGGTGAAAAAAAATGGCAAGGAAAAAGAATGACGGTGCGGGCACTGGTGAGATTATGAGGAGAACAAGCAAGAATGCAGAGCTGACAGCCTTCAAAAGATTGCTTGATTTGCAGGGGCAGAAGCGTATCCTGCTGGAAAACTACATTATAAAACATCTGAAACAGGGCGTTGACTTCGGCAGGATAGAGGGAACAACGAAATCCGGCAAGACCTTCAAGAGCGAAAAGCCGAGTTTGTTCAAAGCAGGAGCGGAGAAGGTGCTTAACAGAACGAATGTTCAGGCGGTGCTTAAAAAAGATGTGGACACTTGGGAGATGACAGGAAACAAGCCGGGCGTCGTCTGCTATATTTGCGAACTGTTTACGCAGGACGGAATAAAAATAGGCGAAGGACGGGGTGCGGCGGATATCCGGGAAATCCGTTTCGGCGGCTCGTTCAATAACTGCATAAAGATAGCGGAGAAGCGGGCAAGGGTTGACGCTGTGCTATCTACTTATGCTCTGTCGGACAGGTTCACACAGGACTTAAATGATGAAGATGAGCGGCAGGTCTCAAAAGCAGGCAAATTATCATCGCAGAATAGCACAGGCGGCAATAATCGGGCAAAGGTCGGGGACTTGGGACGGCAGAGAGCAAATGCTCAAAAAGAGGCAAATACGGGCGCAAAACGGCAGATATTCAGGATAGGCGGCAATGATATGACACGGGCGCAGTTTGAGGAACACTTGCGAAAGCTGGCGGCGGATGTGAACTTTGAGATAAAAGAAGCTGTGCAGACGATTTTCGGCAAAAATAGAATGGAAGACCTTTCGGGAAATCAAATGCTGGCGCTTTTTAACACAATTCAAAACAGGATACGGAAACAGGCGGCGGAAAGAGAGAATAATTTATAAGGGGGTATTTATTATGGAAGCGCTGAAAGAAAAAATCAAACGGCTGATTAAATTGTTAAAAAAGAAGAAAGAAATTGCAGATGAGGAAAAACAGGTAAGAGCTGACATTCTGGGACTTATGGAAAAAAACAAACTGGGGTCGGTGAAAGTCAAAGATTTGGGTGTAGAAGCGAAAATGATAATTTCAGAGCGCTTTGAATATGATTTGCGGGCTATCATAGAGACGCTGGAACTTGACTTCATTGTGGATAAAGGCATTGTAAAATGTGATACACGGGTCTGCAATAGAGAACTGAAAGGACACCCGGACATTGATAGTTTGAGAGTGAAAGCGGCGGAAAGAAAAACGGTGCGGTTGGTGAAGATGTAATCCTGCGGGCTGACCCCCACGCAGGTGAGCGGGGCAGGGGAGAAATCCCTTGCCCCGCAAGAGGGAGGGGTAAATAAAATGGAAAAACAGCGGGATACAGTTTTGAGAATAGTGAAAAGATTAAGTCCGGTGCGGACGGAAGTAATAAAGATACTCGCAATGCGGCGGGGTGTAAGCTGTGCGGACAGATACTTGCGCTGGTTGCAGGACGACGGAGAAGTCACGGGATACACGAAATCGGGAGACAGAACGAAAACTTGGTATTATATCGGGCGGCGTATGGGGGGTCAGCAATGAAAAGATTTACGGACTGTGATAAGTGGCGTAAAGAATGGTGGCAGAATTTATCACCAAGCGGAAAACTATTGTGGTATTATATCACGGAGAACTGTAATGTGGCGGGCGTCTGGGAAGTCAATTTTCGGCTGGCAGAGTTTCAGATAAACGCAAAAATAAACAAAGAGGAAATTCAGAGGCAGTTTCAAAAACAGATTATTGTGCTGGCGGGCGGGACGAAATGGTTTATTAGAAACTTCGTCAAGTTTCAATATGGAAAAGATATTGATAATCTCAACGAAAATGTAGGCGTGGATAGAGCGATAAAAAGAATTGTCGAGAAGGAACTTGCGGGGGTGGATTTGAATAATCCGGCGCAGGGGTTATTGCTCGAAATAATGCCGGATGGACAGAAGAAGCGGCGCAAGAAACTTACTGGCGATGTCGTGGCAATGGCAAAAGAAATAACAGAACTTAATAATGAGATGTTTATAACGACGTGGCAGGACTGGATTGTTTACAGGCGGGAACTGGGAAAAAAGATAACTCCGTCAACGGCACGGAGGCAGTTAAAGAAATTGGCAAGCTGGGGCATAGACAATGCTGTCAAGAGTATTCAGCGGTCGATAGAGAAGGGCTGGACGGGGCTATTCGAAATCAAAGATGTTTGTGGCAGAAAAAAGTTGTCGGATTTATTAGATAAGGGGGTTGACGATGAAATCTAAAACGATTGACAGGGGATTTGATTTGTTGGAAAAAAATTTCAGGACAAGCTATCCGGCATTGTTGCGGTTAAAAGTATGGGAACATATAAAAAAGAGTTTACCGAAAACTTTTACGGACAAAATGTTTGAGGATATTGTGGATGGATTTTTGAAAATGGAATACCCGCCGAAATATGCGGATTTTATGACGGCGCTGAAAGAGAAGGTGGGCAACGGGGTGACGGCGGAATATAATGAAATAATGTGTTCAAACTGTGGGAGAAGTTTTACGCCGGAAAATGAATATCAGGCAGAGATAGAATGGTGTGGAGCGTGTATAAAATGGAGAGAAACGCCGGAAGGCAAGGAAATAATGCGGCGGCGGGTGGCAGAGCTTAAAATAAAATTGCGGGAAAGTTTGAAAAATTTTTCTATGCGCCGGCAAGGGGGGGCAGAATGAAATTTGCGATTGAAGCTTTTGGTATTCGGGATGGAGAAACATTCGGAATTCAATTCGCTGGGACTGGCAAAGAACTTGGACAGGCAGTTGAAGAATTACAGGGTGAAATTGACGCTTGGGATAGGTGTGCACGATGTGGAGCAATTTTACATTCAGAGGATTTTCACAGAGAAAGTCAGATAGCTGATACATCGGTAATGGCGGCAGTAGAGACATTGGCGCTGGGATATACTTGCCCGCATTGCGGATTTTCGGAGGGTGCATAGAATGAACGGCGGGCGTGCAGGTGAATAGTAAGAGTGCATATTGCGATAAGGAGGGCAAAGATGGACAAAAAATTAAGCAATGATTTGGGTTGTATCATTACAGATTTTGCTGTTGAAATTGGATTTAAGGCAAAGAAAAAAAAATTCAATAAAGTTCACGAAAAAACTGTGAAAAGAATTTTGAAGGTAGTGAAAAAATGAAAACCAGAAAGTAGATTTGGGAATTGGTTCGTGGAGCAATTTGGGAAGCGTCCGACTGCGACAACAGTTGATACGCTACGGCGTGAGTTTGTTATGGCTGTAAAAGCTGAACGAATGGAACGCCAAATTCCCAAGATGAGGAGGGGGAGTGAAATTTTCTGCAACACTTTCATTCGGACATTCTGCTGGCGTTAAACTTTCTTTTAGGAAAAAAAGCGTTAGATTATGTGTATGGAATGTGGCTATATGCTTTATGATGTTCGATATTGAAGAAATAATTGTCTATCTAAAATCGGAAAACACACGGCTGAAAAAGCGACTGACGAAGGAGGGGGAGTGAAGAAGGTAAAACTTAAAGAAGGTATGAAGCTAATAGAACCGATGGTCAAACCGTGGAAAATTGGAGAGCTAATGGGCTTTGTATTGGCTGGCAATAACCGACCATATGCCGTTGTCTTAACAGAACACGGCGAATTTGAATTGTGTCCGCTTTATTCGATAATTGAAGCGAAGCCCGCAAGCGGGAAGGAGGAAAAATGACATTACCGATTTTAACGATTGTTGTATTCTGTATCGCCGTCTTTATCGGCGGAATTATTCTTACTATGAAAATTTTCGGTGACGCTCCGGCGCGGGATGGCGACGAGCCGCCTATCGGGATTGGTTGAAGGGGGTCAGGATGAAAAAATTTGAGGAAATTACGAAGCTGGAAGCGGTAGTGTGTAAAATAATCGCATTATGGGATAAAGATTATACAGATAAACAAGATTTGCAGGAACTTTTGAGAGCTATTATTCAGGCGAAGGACTCCGAGGCGTATATGCACATTGCGCCGGTTGAATGGCGGTTATATGGTAAGTTGGTTGAGAAGTGGTTGGGGGATGAAAAGTGAAACACGGAATTAAAATTATTGAAAAGGCGACAGGGGAAGTGGTTGAATTTATTCCTTGTAGGACAGGGCGGGAAGCACTAATAGTTTTATCGGGTGTGCGGCGGAATATGTCGCCGGACTTTAAGGCGGAAGAAGGTTTTATAGAGGAGAAAGAAAATGAAAAAATTCAAAACGATGGCGGACATTGACACAACGGTTGACGAAGGGAAATTGCTGGTAATGGCGTTGGAGCGGTTGGCAACGCAGGGGCGGTATCAGACAATGACATTTAGTAAAACACTTAAAGAGATTGTGAAAATGGCAAAGGCGGTGTATCCTGAAAAAAGAAGAAGCGCTGTTGAAGCAATGCAGGATGTTAAGGAGGAAAATAATGTTGGATAGAGAAAAATTAGATGATGAAAATTACTGGATGATAACAGCAATGGAAAATTACGGCGGCAGTTTTGTAAGGAGCTTGGCGGCGGCGTTGCGGGTTGCGGATTATAGTAATCAGAGGAAATTGAAAAACGCCTTCCCGGAAATCGTGGAGCATTATAAAAGAATGGGTAGAATCCTGGCGGAGAAAAACAAGAAAAAATAAAAAAGTGGGGGTAAGCAAAAATGAGTGATGTTGGTTATCAGTTGTTATCTGCGAGCAAGGAAATTAAAAGGTTGAATGGTATAATCAGAGAAGCGGCGGCGGAGATTAAGGAACTCAAAGCCGCTAACTCACTGCTGAAAGGTGCAATAAAAGCTGACGATGAGCGTTTATTACAGGCGACGAAACGCATAAACAGCCCTCCGTGGGGTTGTGATACGGCGGAACATTTAGCAGATGAGATTTTGGAATTGAGAGCTGAGAACGCACGGTTGAAAAAAACAATATCCGAACTGTATGAAAGATTGCAGGAAATAAATCCCGATACTGTGGCGAAGGAGGGGAAGTGAAATGAGACGTTTTTCACAATTCAAGGCGTTCAAGATAATCAACGGCTATCGAAAAAGCACTGATGAAAAACATTGCGGAAATTGCGACTATTTTATTGTCAAGCAAATGGGCAATAGATATTTCAAATGTGCGCTTATGGGTGAAACAGCGTCGGCGGCGTCAGATATAAGAAAATTCAATGTCTGTTCACAGTGGCAGGCAAGGCGGAATAGGCAGGCGGTGCAACGACACACAAAAAGAGCTTGACATATAATTTATTTTCTGATAGCATTTAATCAGGGAGGAACAGTGAAAATTCAAAAAGTAAAAGTGAATGTATTAAAGGCGGCTGAATACAATCCGAGAAAATGGACGGAGGAAGAAGAAAAAAACTTAAAAGACAGTATTAAAAAATTCGGGCAGGTTGACCCGCTTGTGGTGAATAAGGCGAAGGGACGGGAGAATGTTGTTATCGGCGGACACTTCCGGCTGGCGGTGGCAAAGAAGATGGGACACAAAGAAATCTATGTGACTTATGTGAATATCCCGGACATAAAAAAAGAGAAAGAATTGAATATCCGGCTCAATAAAAACACAGGTGAGTGGGACTTCGATTTATTAAAAAAATTCGAGGAAAGCGCATTGAAAGACATCGGCTTCGTTGACTTGGAACTGGGAGAGATTTTTTTTGACGCAAGCGCTTTCAAAAGACCTGATTTAGGCAAGGGTGATGTTGCTGACGGCGATAGCGGCGGCAAAACAGTAGGCAACGAAAGATACTTCTATGTGGAATATTATGATGAAAAAGATAAAAAATTGTTTGAGAAATTACAGAAGGCGCTGGGAAAAAATCTAAAAGGGCTTCACGAAATCAATAAGGACTATTTCAAAAAACTGGTGCTGGGTAAATGATAAAAGATTTTCGTTTTCAGCGGCAGAATGTTTGTAGAGAATGTGCTTCTCTGGGATTGAACTGCTCAACGGGTAAAAAATGTGAAGTAATCAGGAAGCCGTTAAGACACTACGATGGATTAAGAATAACGGCTGATGGATTTGACTGCGCATTGCCGGTGACGATAGACAGTCACAGCAGTTGCGCTTACGAATGTTTATACTGTTTCAGCGACAATATATTGGGACACAATGCACGGAGAAAACTGGTAGGGCAGACTCCATTATCAATGCTGGAAGGCATTTTTTCAGGCGGCGGTGGGAAGCGGGGAGAACTATTTAGAAAGGCGCTGAAATATGACAGGCGCAATGCGGCGGGGTTTCCGTCACCGGTGCAATTGGGGGGGCTTTCGGACAGTTTCGACAGCATAGAAGAAAATCAGGGCTGGGCAATTAAATTTATGGAGCTGGCGATAAAATATAATCAGCCGGTAAGGATAAGCACAAAAGGCGTTTTATTTCTCATTGACGAATATCTGAATGTAATGAAAAAAGCGCCGCATTTATTCTGGGTGGCATTCAGTATAATCAGTGATGACGATGAACTTATGAAACGGGTGGACAGGTTTGCGCCGTCACCTTCACTGCGGCTGAAAGCAATGAAGCGGCTGACTTCTATCGGTGTGAAAACAAGTTTAAGGTTGAGACCGATAATAAAGGGAATATCAGATAGGAATTGCGCTTATAAAACGCTGATAGCAAAGTCGGCGGACGCTGGCGCTGGGGCAGTAAGTTATGAAGTGGCTTTTTACCCGGCGGCTATCGGGAAAGAAAATGTGTGGAAGTGGAAACAGTTAGATGAAATCACGGGAATAAATATGCGGCGGCAGTATGAAGCATTCGGCAAGATTATGGCGTGTTCGAGACCAAGTTATTTATGGACGGAAAATATAATGCACAGCATAAAAGAGACAGCGCATAAATACGGTATGGTAGCGGGGGTGAGTGACCCGGTATGGAAACAGTTAACGGATGTCGGGTGCTGTTGCGGGATAAAACCTGATGATAAAGTATTCGGAAACTGGGAACGTGAGAACGCAACGAATATGATGTTGCTGGCGAAGCAGGGTAAAAAGAAGATAATACGGCTAAAAGACATAACGCCGCCGTGGGCGTATGAGGCAAAAGCGGCAGGAATAATAAATCCCGGAGCAGGACCGAAGACAATGTGGAATCAGAAACATCTGACTTGGGCGATGGTATTAAAAAAGAACTGGAATAACAGGGCGGCGCAGAGAAGCCCGGAGAACTATTTTCAGGGAGCTTGGAAAGCAGTGGGCAAAGACGACGAAGGAAACTTGACTTATAAATATGTGGGATTAAAGCGGCATTATAAGAATGCACGCTGGGGGATTTGTGATTAGAGGGGAGTTAAATGGCGCAGTTGCGTGAACTTCTGGTAAAATCGTTAAAACGGCACAAAATCAAAGACGGTATAGAATTAGAATTCAGCGGCGGGTGTGACAGCACAAGCATTTTTCTGTGCTTGAAAAAAGATTTGAAAATAAAATTCAGGTGTCACATTTATTATCTGCGGGAGCGAGGAAATATGGATTTGTATAACAGCAGAGTGTTATGCAGACATTACGGCGTCAAGCTGGTGGAATATAAGCTGACAGAGGCACAGGTGCTCAAAAACATTGTGACGCTGAAAGCGGATGGCTACAAGGGCAAGGTGCTTCTGCAATGTCTGGCGGGACATTTGCCGGTGGCAAGAGCGATGAAAAACAGGACGGTGCTTAATGCTTCATTCGCAGACGCTTTATACGGCGTTTACAAATCGATATATATGACTGGCGGATACAAGAACAAAAAACAGTTTGATATTATGCGCAAGAAGGCATTATACAATGAGGACGCTGATGGCACGGTGTCTTTAAGCAAATTGTTTGCGAAGACGGGAAACAAAGTGGTATATCCTTACTGGGACAAAAAAATCATAGAGTATTTTTTGAGGTTCGATTATCATAAGCTTAACAGTCCGAGGAAGAAAAAATTTTTTTATGAGGATTTTGAAATGGATATTCCGAAGGCGGCAAAACCGAAAAGAATTTCACAGCAGATAGCAAGCGGTGTCAAGGAATTTCTGGCGGGGCAGAACATAAGTTATAGATGAAGTGGAGAACTGAACAGCGCAAAATAAGTGAGCTGAAACTACTGAAAGAAAATCCGAGAATATTGACAGAAGCGCAACGGGCGGAGCTGGAGAAGTCATTAAAAAAATTCAATCTGGCTGAAATCCCAGTAATTGACAGAGACAACGTGGTGCTGGCTGGAAATCAGAGAGTAGCAGTATTAAAAGCACTGGGACGGAATAAAGAGACAATAGATGTCAGAATTGCTGACAGAAAGCTCACAAAAGCTGAAAAACGGGAATATACCCTGCGTTCTAATAGAAACACTGGCGAGTGGGATTTTGAGAGTTTAGCGGCATTCGGCAAAGATTTACTGGAAGGCGTTGGTTTCACTGAAAAAGAGCTTGCGAAAATATACAAAATCGGGACTTCGGAAGGCAAGGGAGAGTTGGAGTTTACGGAGGAACTTTTAGAGGAGCGCAATTTCGTCGTCTTCATATTTGACAATTCTATTGACTGGCTGAATTTCAAAAGCAATTTTGAGTTGAAAAGAAAAAAGATGGTTCACCATAAAACGAAAATTAAAACGGGTGTGGGAAGGGTAATCGACGGCAAGATATTACTGGCAAAGCTGAAATGAAAATATCGGTAAATATCCCTACTTATAAAAGAGCGGGGGCGCTGGATACTTTTAGGACATTCAAGGCGGCTACATACTGGGTTCACGCAAGCGAAGTGGCGGAATACAAGGAAAAAAATCAGGGAATAAAAATCAGGACATTGCCTGACAAGTTAAAAAAAAACGTGGCGGCGGTGCGGAATTTCATATTAAGAAGTGAGCTGAAAAATAACGATGTCACGGTAATGATGGATGATGATATAAATCATTTCGGATACTGGGAAAAACAGAAGCGCATAAAAATAAAAACAGAAGCGCAAATGCTGGGGCTTATAGAGAAATATAGCAGGGTGGCAAAAGAGTGGGGTGTAAAACTCTGGGGCGTCAATATCAATAGTGATAAGCAGTCATATAGCGAATTTACACCGTTTTCAACGCTGGTTTATATTTCGGCTTCGTTTTCGTGTTTTCTGAAAGGCAACGAATGTTTCTATGATGAGCGGTTCAGTTTGAAAGAGGATTATGATATGGCGGTTCAGCAATTAAATAAATACAGGCAGGTGCTTCGTGTTAATAAAATCTATTATGAAAAGAAGAGTGTGGAACAGATAGGCGGTTGCTCTACATACAGAAGCGTTGACAGGGAAATGGAGCAGATAAAACTATTGCAAAAAAAATGGGGGACGGCAATTATTCGGGTTGACAGAAATGATGAGCGCAGTCATAATTTACGGCGGCGTAAAAAAATCACGGATATAAATCCGGTAATAAAAGTGCCGATAAAAGGGATATGAAAAAAAAGAGCAAACGGGGCAGTATAAAAAAAGAACGGAAAAAACAGGAACGCACAAAGGATAAACAGAAATTGTTTTTGGAAGCATACGAAAGAACGGCGTGCAATATATCGCAGGCGTGTAAGTCGGTAAATATCGGTCGGACGACATTTTACAGCTGGGTGGAAAAATATCCGGCATTCAAGGCGGCAGTAAATGAAATAAATGAAAGTGTTATTGAGATAGTAGAGTCGCAGTTAAAGAAAAATATAATGAACGGCAAGGAAGCGTCGTTATTCTTTTTTCTGGTAAACAGAAAGCCGGAACGGTGGAGAAGCATAACGAAAGTGCAGATGGAGCACAGCGGACATATTGATACAGCGCCTAATCCGGCAAGTGTGTTAAACAAAGTGGATAAAAAATCAGGGCGCAAAATCGGCGAAATTATAGTGGAAGCGTTTAGTGAAAGCGAAAGCACTGATAAAAAATAGAGAGCAGGCGGACTTTTGTTTCTGGGCTTCAAAACATATAATCACAGAAAAAAAAACAAAACTTGAATTTGGTCGGCACGCATTCCTACGGGATTTGTATAACTGCTGGAACAATGAAATCATAATAAAAAAATCAGCGCAGGTCGGTGCAACGACATACGGGCTTTTACGGGCGCTGTGGCTGGGGCAATACAATAAGGCGGCGGTAATTTTCACAATGCCGAAAAAGTCGGATGTGAGTGATTTTTCGCAGGCACGAATAAATCCTATCGTAAAGTATTCAGGGCTGGCGGCAAATGTTGATAACGTCGGGCTGAAACAGATAGGCGACAGCTTCTTATACTTTCGTGGGACTTGGGGAGAGACGGAAGCGATAAGTGTGCCGGCGGATATGCTGGTGCACGATGAGATAGACAGAAGCAGACCGGATGTGGTGGAGATGTATGAGGAGCGGCTGTCGGCAAGTGATTTGAAATGGAAAATAGTAATGTCAACGCCGACAATTCCGAATTATGGGATAAGCGCTTTTTATGAGCAGTCGGATAAGAGAGAATGGATTGTAAAATGTCCGGCAGGACACAGGCAGATTGTCAGGGAAAGTAATATAAAAGACGGGCGTTTTATCTGCTTAAAATGCGGGCGTGAACTGGATAGAACAAACGGGAAGTGGGAGAAACAAAATCCGGGAGCAGGGGCGGCTGGCTATCACATAACACAGTTAATAGCGCCGTGGATAAGTGCGGGGGAAATCATATCAAAGCGGGACAAATATAAATTCAAGCGGGATTATTTCAATTTCGTGTTAGGTGAAGATTATGCGGGCGGCGTCGGGCTGGTTAAACGTTCAGAGCTTATTTCGTGCGTTAAAAGCACAAGCGAATATCAGGAGAAGGCGTTGATAGGCGTTGACTGGGGAGATACAAGCTGGGCAGTAGTCAGGCGGGGGCACAGCATAATTCACTTGGAGAAAATAGAAGGCGATACACGGACACACTGGGTTCAGGTGGCAGATTTAATGGATAAATTCAAGGCGGATACGGTTGCGGACTTCGGCTACGGAGACACAAAGAATAAATCGTTAATAGAGAAGTTTCCCGGGCGGGTGTGGATGTGTGTTTATTCGGACGGGGTGATATTTCCGAAATTCAATGAAGCAAAGCGGATTGTCAATATCGACAGAACACGGAGCATTGAAGAAACATTGCAGGAAATAAAGGACGGAGTGCTGGCGATAGAGCCGCAGGACTTGGTGGAGACGTTCATAGAGCATTTTCTTAACCTTACGGAAACGAAAGAGGAAGACAAACACGGGAAAATACGGACAGTAATAGGGCGGAGTGGCGGAGACCATTTCGTTCACGCAGATAATTACAGCAGGTTGCTATTGGAAGTCAAGCAGGCAGGTGAAAGCGAAGCGCTTGTCGGGGACTGGGACTTTATGCCGGAGTGAGATAGGGTAAGGATAGGGTATGACATACTCTACTGGATTAAGATTAAGATTAAGATTAAGTAAAATTAACCCTTGACAAGTTTGCGGCGTTTTCCTAAAATAAAGCGAAATGGATATTTTCGGAAAAAAACGCATTGCCGGGCTTGAAAAAAAAGTCGGCGAATTACAGGCATATACGGAAGTTTTAATCGGCGAAATAGAAATCGCAAATAAGCAATACAAGGGAAATCCTTATCAGACATACAGGGCGGCAGTCGATGAGCTGTCAAAAAAATATGAAGGCAAGGCGTTCTGGGGTAATCAGCTTACACAAAATATAATCGAAATTCTGTCATCGTTCATTATGGGAAGCGGAATAAAATTCTATAAAAAATATAATTCGGCGGAAGCGGAGAAGGCGGAAGCATTTGTAAAGAATTTTTTTGAAGCGAATGATTTGGATGAGGAAATCCCTGTTGAATTTTGTAAAGAGTCGCTGATAGAAGGCAAGTTTTTATGCAAGCTGATACCGAATAAAGATAAAGAAACAGTTGAAATCAGGCACATAAGTTTTACGGATACAAGCTATAAAATTGAGACGGAGCAGGACGATTATAAACATTATACGAAGGTGATATACAAAGTGAAAAGCGCAGATAAGACACTAAATGAAAATGAATTCGTCTATAAGCGGTTCGGCGGGCGGCTGTCGAAAGTCAATGACACACCGCCGAAGCTGGCGACGATATTGAGAAACATTGAGGACTTGGATAAGGCGTTATGGGATTTACGGAAAATAAATCATCTGTTTGCAAGTCCGACGCCGACTTTTGAATGTGAGACAAAAGAGGAAGCGGATAATTTATGGAAAAAATTAAAAAAAGTGAACTGGAAAATCGGAAAACTGCTTATATCGACGGCGAAATTTAATCTGGTTGAATACAGCGGTGCAGGCAAGGATGGACTTATAACTGAAATCGAAACGCAGGCAAAAATCATATCGGGAACGACGGGCGTCCCGGTGCATTTTTTGGGGTTGCCGAATTTGCTGTCAAATAGAGCGACGGCTGAAAATATGATGGAGAGTTTATACACTTCGACGGCAAAAGACAGGAAAACTTGGATAGGCGCATTTGAAGAAATTATAAGCAAGGCGCTGGTAATGGCTAATAAAAACTTTAATCAGAATTACCCGCTGGACGCAATCGGAGTGCAGATACCGTTTATCACGGCGGCAAAGATGAAAGAGCTGGTGGAGATATGGTTGCCGCTTTATACGGCGGGGGTTATTACGCTGAAAACAATGCTCTCAAAAGTGCCGGAAGTTGATGAGACAGAAGAAGAAAACAGTTTAGTAAATGAAGCAAAAAAGACAATAGCTGGCGGAGCGCTGGAAAAGGAAAATGCCGTATCAGAATGAACACAGTTGCCGGCTTCGAGCGCCGGGAAGGTATAAAAAATTTCGGCGGCAGAACGATAAATTTGCAAAGGGAATTGATGTTATTTTTGGAATAACAGAAAATGGCACGGCAGAATTGCAGGCAATAAGATTTAATGCGGCTGTTTATACAGCAGAAGAAGCAAGAAAATGGCTTAAAGACCATAAATATCACTGTATTGAATGGTCGGTAGCGGCGAAGGCAAAAGAGACAGGATGGTATGAAAACAAAGAAAACAATGATTTTATGGCTTGACAGGTTTTTAGAAAAATGGTAAAAATAAATATGAAAATCAGACAGAAAATAATTGCTGAAATTCAAGAGATGGCACGGGAAGAAATCCTCTCAATGATAAGCGCCGGGACGTATGAGCGCATAAAGAAGCAGGATGAGCACCCGGAGTTTAGGGTTTATGCAATAGCGCACGAAGGCACGGCAGAAGGTAAAATAATCGGAGAGCAATACATAAAACAAAGCTGGTTCAAGGAAGCGGTTAAAAGCGTTGTTGATAAAATAAAACTGGGACTGAAATTTTTTCACTTGCACAAAGCGGGAACGAATGATACGGAAAACAGACAGGCAGTCGGGGAAGTGGTTGGCAAGAAACTTGTTAATATGAACGGCAAAACTTATGCGCTGGTGGCGGCGTATGTGTATCCTGAATTCAGGGATATGCCATTAGATGTGGCAAGTATAGAGGCGGATATTGTTTATAACAAAGAAGGCAATACGGCAAAAATTGACAGTGTGGATAAAATAACGGGAATTGCGCTGGGCAATTCTGCGGTAATTAGTCCGGGTTTCGCTGGGGCGACACTGCTGGGAGCGGTTCAAGCATTTGCGGCACAGCGGAGCGGCGGAAAAGGGAGCGGTAAAATGACAAAAGCGGAGCTCAAAGAGTTGCGGGAACAGATTGAAGAAGCGGGGTTGTCTCCTTCTGATGTGTTCGGCGAAGAAGATTTGACGCAAGACCTTGTTGTAAAGAAGGAAATCAAAAAAGCTGTGCAGGGTGAGTATGAACACAGAAAGCGCACAGACGAAGCGTTCGACAAGGCACGGGCGGACTGGGAGAAAGAAAAATCGGAATTACAGAAGCGGGCTGATGAACTTTCTTCGGAAACGGCAAAACTGAAAGTCGGTGGCACACTTTCGGTGCTGGCGAAAGAGAGAAATCTCGACGACAAACAGCAGAAATTTGTAGAGAGAAATCTGCGGCTGTTTGAAGTCAAGGACGCTGATAAAGTCAAAGAGGAATTAGACAGTTTCATAACGGAGCAGTTGAAAGAATTTGACGAAGTCAGCAAGCTGGTGACGGGCGAAGGCGGCGAAGATGATAAAGATAAAGGCAAGAGCAAGGGAACGCCGTCAGGCGACAAAGATGAGCCGGAAACGAATGAAGATTATGAGAACCCGGAGAAAAACGATTTTATCCCGGAGTGACTTATAGGAGGAATTGTGTCAGAAAAAATTAAAGGGCTGAAAAAAGAGTTGTCAGTGTTGGAAGAGAAAATGAGAAAATGGTTCACTTCGGATGACATTGACAAGCGAGCTGAACTCAAAAAGAAAATAGCTGTTTTGGAAGCGAAGGAAAAAGCGGAAGAAGCGGCAAAGAAGTCGGGAGGTAAATAATTATGGGACTTGAATTAAGAAATCCGAACTGGAAGAGTGTTGTTGTCACAGCACCGAGCGGCGGATATTCGGCGGGCGATATGGTGGCTGTAAATTCACTCATCGGCGTAATTGTCGAAGATGCGGCGGCTACGAAAGACGCTGTGCTGATTTATTCGGCGGAAAGAATTGAAGTGCCGAAGTCAGCGGGAAGCGGAATTGTTTTCGATATCGGCGACAAGGTGTATTACAACGCTACTGCGAAAGCAGTCACGAATTCTGCGGCTGGCAATACGCTGTGCGGGCGTGCCAAGGAAGCGACAAACGCAACGGCTACCACTCTGGTGATGGACTTGACAGGAAATATCGTAGCGTAAAAGCTGTCGTTGAGATAAAAACATTGGGAGGTAAAAAGCAATGATAGGAAAAATAATAAAGGACTGGAAGAAGGTTGATTTGCATAACCCGGAGCATTTGAGGAAGGTTCACGGTGCTTTTCAGGCGTTTATGAAATCAATCGACAGAAACGAAAAGTTAAGAAGCGCATATCAGGCGTTCACGACGAAGGGCGATTTTCCGGCGGAGGTGCTGTCGATACTGGAAAAGTTTCACGCAGTCGGTGACTTTGATTTGGGATACGAAAGAGTATTCGACATAAGGGACTTCACGGGAACGAAAGAGAGCGGCTTTGACATACTTGATGTGTCTTCTTCGCTGGTATTTTCAAAAATACCTATCGGAGATAAAATCAAGGTGTATAAAGCAACGGGGAGCAAAATCAATGTGCCGTTTGACAGATACGGCGGCGGTCTCGGCTGGGACAGGACGTGGCTGGATGACGGTAAATACTGGGCGCTGGAAGACACGGCTATCGAATTCAGGAACAAGGCGTATCTGAAAAGAGCGCAGGCGTTCTATGCTCTTATAGAAGCGGTTGCTAACGAAATTTCGTGGCAGACGCCGACGCCGGCGACGCTGGCGAACACATCGGAAGCATACACGGTCAGCAGGGATGTCAATACGATACAGAAGGCGTGCGACACAATTTTGGAAGCGGTAAAGAACAAGGGCTACGGCGTGACGGCGAATTCACCGTTTGTGGCGGTAGTGCCGAACACTTTGAGACCGAGGTTTCAGAAGGCGATGGGACGGCTTAATCAGGCAGTCGCTGGCAGTGCGAAAGCGGTGACTTACAATGTGACGCCGGTCTATACGCTGATGTTGTCGAGCAACAGCAAGTATTACATCTGCTTGCCGGGCAAGAAGCTGAAAGGCGGATACAGGCAGGACTTGACGCTCCTGAATATGATGGATATTCTGTCATACACGGAGACGATAGCTGGCTGGATGAGATACGGCGGCGCTGTCGGAGACACAGACCAGATACAGGGTTGCAAAACCTCGTAAAAAACCGAGTTTGCTAAATTCTGGGCGTTAAGCACGGAAGCGAAGTTTCGGGCAGGGTGTCTCTATGAGACAATTCTGCCCGGACTTCGGGCAAAGGCGGGGATTTTATTATGAGCGTGATTAAGATGTCTGACATACAGGTTGCGGCAAACTGGGCGGCATTGAAAATTGACGCAGAGAACGGCGGTAATGCAGACAGAGAACACATAACACACGGAAGCGCAAGACCTTTTTACGAAATTATAAATGACGGAGCTTGGCAGGGGCGGCGATGTTTTATCATAGGCGGCGGTTCGAGCTTGCGGGATTTTGACTGGTCTCTGCTTGATGGCGAGCTGACAATCGGTATAAACAAAGCACTGGAAAAAATAGAGCCGACAATTATGCTGTCGATGGACAGTAGATTTTATGACTGGCTCATAAATGGTGAACTAGGTGAGGAACTAAAACGGAAATTCGAGAATTACAAGGGATATAAGGTCTGGCTGAATACGATAAATCATAACTTCGGAGAGGATGTTTATTTGATAGACAGCGCCGGAGAGAAGGCGCTGACAAAATCACTTCACGACGGGTTGGGGCACGGAAGCAATAGCGGATATGTAGCGCTGAATTTGGCAATGGTGCTGGGAGCAAACCCTATTTATCTGCTGGGGTTTGATATGAAGGGGGACGGGCAGGGAAAACAGAGCTGGTGGCACGGGGGATATCCGGTAAATCAGGGTGAGAAAGTTTTTAATAGAATGACTGAATGCTTTGAAGCGGCGGCTGATGAAATAGCGGCACGGGGGTTTCGTGTCATAAATATGAATGAAGACAGCGGGCTGAAATGTTTTGAGTTTTCGGACACTATACTGAAAAACGAAATGCCGTTGATAATCTCATATTACACGAAAAAATCTATTTATGAATATCAGGTGCGGTTTTTGAAGGAAAGTTTGGACAGGTTATTTTTGAGTTATGATATTCAGGAAATAAAAGACAGAGGAAGCTGGGCGGCGAATACATATTACAAAGCGGAATTTATAGCTGAAATGCTGGAAAAACACAGGGGCAGGGATTTACTCTGGGTGGACGCTGACGCTGTGATGTGGAAGACGCCGGAAATGTTTAGAAATTATGACGGGGACTTGGGTGTATTTTATTACAGGGGCAGTTTATCAAACGGCACGATTTATTTGAAAAATAACGAAGCGGTCAGGGGGATTGTCGGGGACTGGGTTAAAGAGAATAATAAGAACGAAAAAAAAACGGTCTGGGAGCAGTTTAATTTTCAGAGAGTCGTGGAGCGGAACGCAGGGAATATAATGGTGAAGATACTGCCGAAAAATTACTGCTACATTGAAGGGCTTATGCAGGGCGTTCACGGGGCGGTGATTGAGCATTTTCAGGCAAGCAGAATTTTACGGGGAAGATATTTGAAGCCGGAGGTAAAAGATGGCATTAGACACGACGAATAGCTGGGTGACTATAAATGAAGCGGATACATATTTCAGCGAGCGCATAGGCGCAAGCGCATACTGGGTCAGCGGTGCGGCAAAAGAAGCGGCACTGATAACGGCATTCAGACAGTTGAATAATGCGAAGGGATATTCGTTTCCGGCGGCGGCGTCGGACAATATGAAATACGGACAATGCGAGCAGGCGCTGTTTCTGCTGGCGTTTGCAGATGAGATGTTTCGACGGCAGAGTTTGCAGGCGCAGGGTGTCACGGACGCTGGAATTGTAAAAGAAAAATATATGCAGATGAAAGATATGCCGATTTGCATACAGGCGAAAGGATTTTTACGGAGTTATGAACTGACAGAAAATAAAGAAGGCGCTGGTGCGATATATGCTGGTGATTTAACAAGAGATGAAAATGAGGAGGTGTTGTAATGATTAAAATTGATAATTCAAGAATTTCACAGAAGGACTGGGGAAGTGTGAACAAAACTGCAATCGGTGCTAAAATTGCGGCGGCTTATGGAACTGGCGACGCAAACAAGGCGGTGGTCAATGAGAACTGGGCGTATGTGCCGAGTGACGCATTTGAAGAGGACAGATTATTGCAGAGCAAGTGCAAACTTCCGCACCACGAGCTGATTGCAAACACGCTCATTCTTAACAGGGCTGGTGTTATTGCGGCGGCGAAGGCGATAGCCGGCTCACGGGGCGGGGTTTCAATACCGAGCGGGGATATGGCAAGCGTAAAGAGGCATTTGAGGCGGCACTACGGCGATTTGGAGATGACGGTGCCGGATTATTTGAAATAAATGTTTAGAGAACTTGGACGGGCGGAGAAGGAGCTATTCCTTAACGAAAGAATACGGCAGTTAAAAATGCTGTATCAGGGAGTGAGGATAAAACTGGAAAAATCTCTGTCTCAAATTACGCTGACGGGGTTTCAGAGATACAGGACGGAAGCGGTATTAAAGCAGGTGCGAAGTATAGTCAAAATATTGGATAAAGAGGCGGTGGCTTGGACGAAAAAGAATATCCCGCTGGCGTATAGTAAAGGCGTTGACATTGCGGGGACACGGCTGAAAATTATGGGCGTGACGGATAAAGTTGCGTGGGACGCACAGATACATACTTCGGCGGTAAACACGCTGACGGACGCAGTTGCGGCGGATTTACTTATTGCAAACGGCACGATAAAAAAGCAGGTCACGGGATATATTAGGAAGACACAGCAGGTTTTATTACAGGATAAGGCAATAACGAAAATGATAGCGGAAGGCACGATAACAGGTGAAGCACGGACGGCAATAAGCAATACAATGCTCAATGAATTCAGAAAGAAAATCGGGCGGGGCGGGTTTATTGTTATCAACGGAAGGAATTACAGACCGGAGGCGTATGCGGAACTGGTGGCACGGACACGGATGGCGGAAGCAAGCACACAGGGCGTTATAAATACAAGTTTGCAATACGGCGAGGACTTGGTTCAGTGGTCTGTTCACGCAGACAGTTGCGAAATCTGTCAGCAGTTGCAGGGACGTATATTTTCTATATCCGGGAACGACAGCGAATTCCCGGCATTAAATGAAAGACCGCCGGCACATCCGAATTGTGAATGTGCTTTATTGCCGGTAAATAGAGAAACTTTACAGCGGCGGATGGGCAGTAATTACAAAAATATCGTGGATTTGAGCAATAGTAAAATCCCTATTCATTCACATAAACAATATGAACAGGAATTGAGGGGATATGCGTTATGAACGAATACGCAGTTGACACGATAACGATATTGCGTTTCGCAGGACGGGATAAGTGGGGTAATTATAATGCAAGGACAGAAGAAACGGCACGGGGCTTTGTAGATGAAGGAAATCGGGTAGTGCGCAATATAAATGGCGAGGAAGTGGTCAGTAGCACAAAAGTTGTGTTTAGGGGCGATTTTAGCATAAATTATGAGGATTTGATACGGTTCGGCGGCATTGATAGGAAGATAGCAAAGATAGGCAAAAAGAGGGGTTTTCGTGTTGAATTTACGGAGGTTTACTTACTATGAGCGGCGCAAGTTTGGAAATAAAGGGAGTGGCGCTGGTTAGAAAGAATATGCGCAAGGCAACGAATAAATTGCTATCTGGGGCTGAAAAGGGAATGCGGAGAGCGGTCGGGCAGTTGCTGAATGACTGCATAATGAAAAATCCGACAGTGCCGCATAAAGAGGGGACATTGCGGCGGTCAGGTAGCAGGAAAGTGATTGTTAAGAGCAGAGAGATTGTCGGGATTGTGGGATTTAATACGCCGTATGCGGCACGGTTGCACGAACATCCGCAGTTTCACTTTACAGAGCCGGGAAGCGGGGGCAAGTATTTAGAAACGAAGCTGAAAAATTACAGGCGGGATTATTTCTGGCTGATAACACGGGGAGCGAAGCTGTGATAAAAGAGATTGCGACATACATTGAAAGCAAGGTCACGGACTTGACGATAAATACAAATTTTTTTGTCGGCTGGAAGCCGGTGGACAGTGTGGCAAAATGCAGTTGGCTGATTGAGAGCGGCGGGAAGCCGGACGGATATTTGAAAGATAGGGGAGAATTTACAATGCAGGTGCTGTCACGGGGGGAGAGTTATTTCGAAGCACGGATGGAAGCGTATAAAATCTTTGATGTGCTGAATACGGGGGCAGGGCTGACATTGCCGGATTTAGGAAGCGGGGTCTATATGGCAAATGCGGTTGAAGCGGTGAACTTCCCGCAGAGTTTGGGAGAAGACGAAAAAGGATACTGGCTATTCTCAACGAATTATATTTTGAGGATAGGCGAGAGTTAGGAGGTAGAAAATGGGACAGAGTAATGTCAAGGATTTGGGGGCTTGTCAAATTCTTTTTGACGGCGTGGATTTGGGTAAGTCGTTCGGCGATGTGACTTTCAAAAGTGAAGTTGTGTCACAGGAAATACACGAAGACCAAGCGGGAACGACGCCTGTTGATGAAGTGATGACTGGAAGGACGGTTTCGGTTGTAGTGCCGATGACACGGGCAACGCTGGCACAGCTGACGAAGGTTATTCCGAATTCAGAAGTTGTCGGAGACACGCTTAAAGTCAAAAATCCGGTCGGGACGACACTGGCGGATAAGGCAAAGGCGCTGATATTAAAGCCGATTGTTGACAATGTTGCTTCGGCAGACCCGAAAACTTGGTTGACGATTTTCAAGGCGTCGCCGAGAGAGAATTTTGAAATCACATTTAACAACGATGCACAGCGGGTTTTCGGCGTGACGTTCATCGGGTTTCCTGATGACACTTCGGGTAATGTTGGTTATCTTTGGAAGATAGGAACTTAAAAGTTTTTGATGTGACGGCAGGGAGGAGAGATGAAAAATTTCGATGAGCTGAAAGATGTGGTAGAGCCGATTGAGTTTATTCTGGAAGGCAAAACTTACAGAATAGAGAAGGTGACGGCGGCGCAGTTGGCAGATATTACGGAAGTGATAAACACGGAAGAAAATAAATTCAATTCGGTTGTGAAGCAGATAGCTATCTACACGGGTGAGGATGAGGAAGTATTTCGCAAGGTGGATTTTCGCAAGCTGGTAGTGCTGGCGGAATATCTAACTGACGAAATCACAAAGCAAAAAAAAAATCTGAACAGCTGATTGAAATAGCGGCTTATATCTCGTCGGTGCTGGGCGGTGGATTTATGAAACTGCTTTCACTCGACGGTAGAATTTTAATGGCGCTGTCAAGGGCGGTGGAGAAAATAGAGAATATGAGACGAATAAATTATATGCTTGATACACGAATGGCGGTCTGGGCAGACAGTAATGGTTTTACGGAATTTTTACGCACGGTCGGCGGGAATGATGTTGCGAAGGTCGATAGAAAAATCATAGAAAGAAACTGGCAGGAACTGAAAGAGCAGGGGAGAGGATAAATGGCGTTTGATGTCGGAGCTGTTGAAGGTAAGCTGAAACTTAATACGGCTGAATGGAATAAAAAACTGGCGAATTCACAGAATACACTGAAAAAGTTTTCGGCGGCGTCTGTTGCGAAGTTTGCGGCGATAGGTGTTGCGGTTGTCGCAATGACGAAAATTACGATAAACAGCTTTAAGAAAATTATGAACTTGGCGGGACAGCAAGAAGCGGCGGAGCTGGAACTGGCGCAAGCTATTGACATAACGGGGCAATCAGCTAATACAAGCGTAGAATATCTCAAAGATTATGCGGCGCACATTCAGAGTATTACTACATACGGGGATGAGGCGGTTCTACCATTGATGAAACTGGCGCTGATGTTCGGTGTGAGTGGAGAGAATATCGGAACAGCGTCAAAACAGGCAATCGGGCTGGCAGATGTGCTGGGGACTGATTTGCGGACAGCTATGCGGTATATTGCGCTGGCGTGGCAGGGCGAATTCACAATGCTTCAAAGATATATCCCGGCGCTTCGGACAGTAAAAACGCAGACGGAGAAAGTGGTAGTCGTCAATGAGTTTTTATCAAAGGCGTGGGAAGCGTCTCAATCAAAGGCAGATACTTATATCGGGCGTGTGAAGCAGTTAAAAAATGTCTGGGGGGATTTTTTGGAAAAAATCGGCACGAAGTTAATACCGTTTTTTGAGATTTTAATCAGGATGATGATGTTGGCAGTAGATAAATTAAATGTGTGGATGAAGGGCATAAAAATATCTGATGAAACAATTATAAAATTCGGGGAGACAGTTAAAAAGATAGCTATCGGAATTGTTAAATTCGTTATGGTGGTTGAACGGCTTATAAGGAAAATTGCGGCGATGTTTTTAATGCTGGCGGGACAGGGAGCAAAAGCAAAAAGTATGATAGAAGGCATTACAACGGGGGCAAAAAAATACGGCGACATTATGAGGGAAATTAGGGATATAAACATAAAAGAACTTGTGCCGCAATTACGGGAAAAACCGAAGATATTTGAGCCGCTGGGGGAAGGGATAACATTGCCGAAAGCGGCAGAAGTGGAAGCGGGGAAGGCGCAGGCAGGGGCAGAAAAATATGTAATGCCGAAACTGACGGAGGAAGACATAGCGCACGGTGCGAGCGGATTTACGCCATATACGCCGGCAAAGACAGAATTGACTGTTCAGTTTTTAACGCCGTCACAATTAGGAGACGCACAGCTGGAAGAAGTTGCGAAAGCGATAGTGCCGAAAATAGAAGAATTGAGTAGGGCGAGGCGATAATGATATGGTTGAGTAAATTTCAGATAGGCGAAGACAGAACGAAATTAACAACGGCGGGCGCAATGCAGAGCAGAATTTCGATAGTGCCGACGGAGCTGAAAGTTAAGGGCAGGACAGTTGCGGGAAAGTTAAAAAAAGTTTCACTGGATAAAACTTATGAAGATATAACAGTTATTTGCAATTATATGAAGCGGTCTGATGTTGATGATTTGCAGTCAGTGATAATGAATTCAAATGAATTACTGTTTGTAAAGTTTTTCGACACTGACGGGCTGGTCTCTACAGAACACAGAACTTCTATAAGCAGAACAGAGGCACGTATTCGGCTGACTTCACGGCGGTTTATTACGATAAATGAAGTGGTGCTGGAAAGTGCGCCGACGGGAACGAATTACGGCGGAACGATAGATGAGGAAACAGGCGTTGTGACATTTGCGACGGCACTTCCGGCGGGAAGCGATAATCAGGATATAATAATCAAATACACATATCAGGGCTGGAAAGGTGATGTGGATATAAAGTCGGTTTCGATATTTTTTAATAAGGCGACAGGATACTGGGGAATAACTTTTTTAATTAAAGGGATTTAATGGACGACGATAAAATAAAAGAGCTTTTCAGAAGCGGGAAAGGAAACCCGAAAACGAAAATGGAGCTGGACTTAATAAATGTGGCGGCGGCGGCAAACGGCGGCAAAGTTTTTATTGACGGCGTGGAGCAGGCGAATTCGCCGATAAATGACGGGCGGCGCAGTCATATTGATAAGCTGGGGGTGGCAAAGAGTTATTCTATAAATTTGGCGCATTCTTTTTTCGATGATTTTCTGGGGACTGCTGTTGATACGAATAACTGGGGTGTTTCTACATACGGCGGGACTTACAGCGTAAGCGATAGTTATGTAAAAATGCACATACCGGCAATTTCAACAGGATATCACGTGCAATTAAGGCGGACGGCAATGCTTAATTCGGCGGCTTTGAGCAATTATAAATATGCTATGAACTTTAAGTTTACAGCGTTTCCTACTTCTGGGCTTTGTGACAGTAGTTGTGGAGTTGGAGCTTCACACAATGACCCCGGAAGTGCTAATCCGTGGCCACGAGAATGGTTATTGGTAAAACCTAAATCAGGAACTTTAACTTATGATTATTATATCGCTTCCGGCGTTGGGGTAAGTTATTCTATGAGTTTGGGGACTGTAAATGTTGGAGATGTTTTGGACTTGACATTCTGGCATTATATTGACAAGGCGGTAATCATTGCGAAATTAAACGGGGTAGAAGTTGTAAACACGCAAAAGGACACTTATGAAGTTTCAACGGATATGACTGGTAATATTCTTACAGGCAGTCGTAGTTCAGAAGACGAAGCGGCTGAAAGTTGGGTTGACTGGTATAAAGAGGGAATATGAGTGACATCGTAATAAAATTCACAGAGAAGAAAAAAATCAATCGGATAAATTTATTCGTATATCCGCTGGCAACGGAAACAAATGTCGAAGCGGACAGCGGGGCGCAGGCGGCTGACTATAAAATTTCTTATGCGACAGACAGCGCATTGACGGTCTGGGTTGACTGGGCGGGCTTGGAAGACAGAAGCGAGGAAATAGGGCAAGCACCGACGACAATTTCGGATGGTCTTACAAGTGGAAATACGAATACATATAATTCGTTTCACGATACGAATGGCGTTGACGCATACGGCGTAAAAGTTATTGCTATCGGCGAAGGCACGGTCAAATTCACAGAGATAGAAGTTTGGAGAACGTTGGCGCTGGACACATTCGATAGAATAAATATTGATGAGGAAAAAGACCTTGTAAACAATAAGTTTCTGGCAAGTTTGGGGGCGGGGACTTATGTTGCGAAGGCAGAGGATTTTTACCCGGGACGGGGCGAATTTGTGGATGTAAAAGCAAAAGATGTGAATAAAATGAAAGCACGGGTATATGGCGGCTATTCGCAGAAGGGCGTTGAATACTGGACTATAATTCGGCATTTTGCGCTGTATGACTGGACTATATTTCTGAAATCAAAAAAAATAGAATTTCGGATGAAGGACAGGGTGAAGGAATTAAAAGAGAAGGAAGTTTTTCTGGCGGCGGAAGTGCTGGAAGGCAAGACACGGGAGTGGCTGATAGAGTGGATGGGGCTGAAATCGAATTTACATTCGGCGGAAATGTCTTTATTTCAGAGTAATGATACGGTTAATTATTTCTATCCGGTTAATCAGACGGTGTGGGATGAAATGACGCTGGTGGCGCAAGGGCTTGATGACATTGATTTATTTATAGACAGGTTCGGAAAGCTAAAATGGAATGTGTATTTAGAAAATATACCGCACTTTTGGACGGTCGATGATTATTTAGAGTTTCAGGAATGCACACTGAATAATTTGATATTGACTACGGAAGGTGACAAGGCGGTGGTTGAGCCGGGCGGGGCAAGCGGGCAGGTTCAGGTTTTCTCTGATAGCGGTTTATATGAAATATCGTTAAATGAATTAAGCGGCATTACGCAGGATACTTGGTTTTTGAAGGCGACGGATGAAATAACTATCGACGCTGGAAAAGACACGGCAATTTTTAATTATAATGTGCAGGGAGTAGTCAGCGACGATGGGTTGGCACAGTGGCAGGGGAGAATAAAAATTGAAATCTGGTTGGGAAGCAGTTTGATAGATAGCTGGACAAGTGACGGCGATACTTCAAACCCGACGGCATACAGAGAGCATTCAAAAAATATAGGTATAAGTCCGGGAACTTATATGGTAAAAAGATATCTGTTGGGAAAATATGTGCAGATAAGCACATACGAAAACGGACAGACAATCTGGCATACGTATCAGTTGGGATGTGCTACAAATGAGCTGATAATCAATGAGAGCTTACGGACATTTGAGGGCGGGTCGATAGAAAGCAATGTGCAGGATTTGCTGATAACGCCGGATAACTGGGGAGCGCTGACAATGAATTTTACGGGGTCGCAGTCAACGGTCTCGACGAATACAAGCGCAGACGGCACAAACTGGGAAGGGTGGAAGGAAGTTATTGACGGCGAAATAAAATCAAAGTTGGATAGGTTTATGAAATGGAAAGTGGAAATACCGGCGACGGATTTATGGGTGGAGTTTCCGAAATTATATTCGGTGGAAGTTTCATATTTTTCAGGGAGCGGCACACAGCGTTGGTCAAAGATAGCATACGAATTCAGCGACGATGATTTGGATGAATTACCGATGAGTTTCAATGATGAAAGAGAAGGGCAGAGACAGCAGTATGATAAGGTTGAGGTAGCGATAGAGCCGTTTATTTTGGTTGCGGTGACGGATATATGGCAGGGTCAGGTTGATTGGCAGACGGTTAAAAACAAGAACTACACTTTTAACCCGGAATTTGATAATCCTGTAAAAATAGACGGCGATTATAAACTGTATATCAATTCAGTTGAGTTTTTGGAAGGCGAAACAACGCACGATAATTTGACAGTGAGCTTCACGAAACATCCGGTGAAGCCGATTATAATGATAAAGCAGAGCGGGGACACACAGGTGACAATAACAGGTTTCAAGCTGACAGGAAAGCAATACATAAGAGGAAACAGAACGATAGCTTCGGCGGGCACGGGGCTGAAAGTTTTGAGAATTGAAAACAATTACATAAATTCGTCAAGTTTTGCACAGCAGATAGCTTCGAATAAATATACAGAAATGAAAGATGTTATCGGGTCTATGGACAGAGACACGGGGATTGATTGGCTTCCGGTGCTGAATTTTTTAGATATAATTCAGATAAAAAACACAACGCTGGGGACAACGAAAATGTATCGTATTTATAAGATAAGTCACGAATATAATGTTCTCTCAAAAGAGGCGATGGTCTCAACGAAAATAAGGTGCAAGGAAATTGACAGGTCTATATTTTATGACCCGTTATACTGGGATGATGTGAGAAATGAAGAACGGATATACTGGGGCGCTGATGTTAATGGAAATCCGAGATATAGAGGCGGAAGGATATTCGGTTAAGGGGGAACTATGGACTGGACGGCAGATATAACGATACCAGACGGGGAAAGAATAAAAAACAAAGTCACGCCGGAGAATGACGATGACGCAAAAGAGTTTAATGCTCGGTGGGAAATGCGGATATTCGACAAACTGGTTGACGGTCAATATCGGGTGCGGTTGCCGAGATATAATGGGCTGGACAATTTTCCGGCGACGCCGGAGGAAGCGGAAATAGGATATGATTTGCAAAGTAAGAAGCCGTATTTCTGGGATGGAAGCGGATGGCAACCTCTGGGAGGGTTTTAATATGAAAAAGATTTTATTTGTTTTGGCACTGGCGGCAGGAAGCGCTTTTGGTTCGGGCTGGTTTTCGAATGTGCAGTATTCTACAATTACAAAGCAGTATGAAAAGCATATCAGCGGCAGTTATTTTTTCGGCGGTGATACTACTACTTGGAAAGTCAAAATATCGTCAACGGGTGAAGTCACGGCGGTTAATTTTTCAGGTGTCGTTTCTACGGCTACGTGGGCGTTGGACAGCGATTTGCTTGACGGCAGGAACTACGACGCTTTTGTTGATACATTTACATCACAAAGTATTAAAGGTTATAAATCTTTCTATTCTGAAACTGAATTTAATAATTTAACATTGACAAGCGGAGAATTGAATATGAATGAACTTAACATTGTTGACGCATATTTGGATAATGCTTTTCTTGCTACTAATTTTAATGCTAATAATAAAGGGATAACAAACATTGACTGGGCAAACTCCGACGATGGCTCTGGTTCTGGTCTTGACGCTGATTTGCTTGACGGCAAAAATTACGACGCTTTTGCGTCAACATATAACGCTGTTTTTTCCGGCAATATTGCTATTGGTAAAATAAATCCAGTAGAAAAATTACAAGTATCATCGTCAACGTTGAGTGGATATAGTTTAGGATTTGCGGGGGCTTACAATGACTTGCCGACAAGCGGACACGAAGAAGGAACTATGATTTATCAAGTTTCAGACCATACATTATATGTAGCTACGATAACGGTGACAAATGTTGGGTGCTGGAAGGCAGTTTGGTAAAAAGAGGGTTGTAAAATAAATGAGAATATGTTATAAAGAAATACGGGGCAATTCTGCCGGCGGACAAATAAAGTTTGGAGGGATATGATGAAAAAGATTTTAATTTTATTGCTTTTGCTGAATGTAAAAGTTTGGTCGTGGGAATTCAAGCAGATAACAGACGCTTATACTGGGGATATTTACTGGGTTGCAAAAACTACTGTTGCGGTCTTCAAAAAGCAGATTGATTTGGCGACGGGAACGCAATACCTTGTAAAAGTTTCAACGGGATTTATTCCGCTTGATGTGACGAATGCAGAGACGCTTGATGGCAATCCTGTATCTTATTTCGCAGTCAAAAACGAAGTGGCTTCATCGACAACGGAACTGAAAAATCTCATTGACAGCATATCGTCAAGCACAGGAAATTTAGCTGGGATTGTTTATCAGTTGCAGGTTGACACGGGGGCATTGAGGAGCGAACTTGACACTGAAATGGCTAATCGTATTTCAAGCGATAATGAACTCGGGTATTCGACTGGGGTTCTGTCCGGGCAGGTTAATTCGCTCCAGTCGCAGGTTTCAAGTAATGATACCGATATTGCGAACTTGGGATATTCAACAGGCACGAACAAAAATAGAATTGCGTCGCTGGAAATTTCAACGGCGAATTTACAAGCAAACAAACTTGATGTGACTGCGAAAGCCGCCGACAGTGATTTGCTTGATGGTCTTAATTATGACGCTTTTGTGTCAACGGCCGGGGATACGATGAGTGGGTTATTAAATGTTTCTTCTCATACTTATATTGAGGGTTATCTCGGAGTTGGAACAACAAATCCATTAGGCAGACTTGCAGTATCTGATGGAGTAAATACAGATTTCATCGTAACTGCTTCCGGTTTAGTAGGTATCAAAATGTCGGAACCGAAAAAATCTCTGCACATTGGGCCCGATAGTGGTAATACAGCTTACATACATTTTACCAATAATAATACAGGGACAGCTGGAACAGATGGAACATCAATAGGAATAAATTCACTTGCGGATTTGAGTATTGTTCAGCGTGAAAATAAAGATATACGATTTTATACTAACGGGATAAATGAAAGAATGGTAATAGACAATTCTGGGAATGTCGGCATAGGTGCACCTTCTCCTGCTTACGGATTAGATATTTCAAGTAATGTGAGAATAACAAGTGATTTGTTTGTTGAGGGTATTTCTTCCGCAACGGCATATTACGGCGATGGCTCAAATCTCACAAATTTACCGCAGGTATCTATGGCGACTTATGCAATAGACGCAGGGACGGCAGTTTACGCAGATAACGCCGGATTGTTAAATGGACACAATACGGCTTATTTTGCGACAGTAAGCGACTTATCTGATACGGCGGCAAGCACTGGAACTATTTATGTGGCGTTAAATTCTACTGCGGTAGCTCTTTCAGACGAAATAAGCAGGGCGATAAATAGGGAAAATAACATAGCCGTATCTACGGGAACAAACGCAGATAAAATTTATGATTTACAAATTAGTACCGGTGAAAACAAAAACAGAATTGCGGCTTTGGAAGTAAGCACGGCGAATTTAGAAGCGAATAAATTTAACCTAAATCAGTCCTCAACGCAGACAGTTATAAACGGCATTCCCTTACTGGATACAACCCCGAATGGTGATGCGAATCTGAAAAGCTTCGTAAACAAGGAATATGTGGATTTAGCGGTAACTTCTCTTGGCGCAAGTTGTTATATGTATGATGAGGACGATGGCGATACGGGATATAAACTCTGTTATCTCTCGCCGTCAACAAGCACGGAGGTAAATATTGAGAAAACAGATTTATCTGACGATGAGTTAATTGGGAGTTGGATTTCAGCACAAGGCGAAGCACCTGTAAAATTATTGAAGGGAGTTTTTAATTGGTATACGACTGCTGAAAAAACATCTGGAACTCAGATTTTGAGATTATACTGGAAACTGATAGAAAGAAAATCTGATGACAGTGAGATTATAGTTACGACAAGTTCCCTATCAAACGAGATAAATAGCAGAGAATCTTATCTAATTCCATTGCAATTAGATGCTGATTATATACCAGATACCGATAGCAGGATAGTAGGAAAACTTTACGCTTCTGTATCTGGCGGCGGAAACGCGCCCACTGTGAAAATTTATTATCAGGGTAATACAAGTTCACGGTGGGAAATTCCTGCTAACTCTGAAATATTTCAAAACATATTTTTAGGAATAAATGATAAAGCCGCAGACAGTGATTTGCTTGACGGCAAAAATTACGACGCTTTTGTTTCAACGGTAGGTGATACTATGAGTGGGACTTTGATAATAAATAATAATGATTATTATAGTATAAATGCTCAAAAAAAGATTTATACGTCCGATAGTATACAGGGAGATGCAGGTTTCTATGGTGGTTTTTTACAAATATCAGGAAACGCTCTTTTAAATGGCATTACTTACATTAACGGAAATATTGATATGAACAGTAATTGGATACAAGAAGTTAGCACAATCAATGGCAGAGACATCTCCGTTGACGGCGCAAACCTTGACCAAGTACGGGTTGATACGGGAACGATAATTCCTAAAATACGAAAAGCAACTCAAACTTGGACAGGCGGAAATACATATCAGCAGAATATAAGCATAGCAGACGGGAAAACTATTGATGGTGTTGATTTAAGCACAATTACGTTCGGTGGAGCAGACAATCTCGGCAATCATACAGCGACGGAACAATTAAAAATGGGGAATTATAATATAAACACATCGTCAGGGATAACGGGATTAGATAAAATTATATGGGCAGACGGCACAGTGCAGGTGAGCAGTCCGACGGCGGGCGATGGTGGCGGCGACGCATACCTCGCCTCAACGCAAACATTTACGGGCAAAAATACTTTTGTTAATGTGGATACAATGACAATAACAGGACGGATAAACTGGCCGGACGGAAGTTACAGCACTTCTGCCGTTGGCGGCGGTGCGGGAACTTCTGTCCAATATATTCATCTGCTGAGAGGATTTGGCGTGGCGGATATTTACAATTCAAGTAGCACGGCAAAACCTTATGGCACTTGGTGGCAACCTTGCAGAATAGCGGGGAGTTTAACGCAATTTGATGTTTTTGTAGCTTCTGTCACGACTGACGCTACAACAGTTAAAATTTGGAAAAACGGAGCGTCTTTGACAAGTTTTACAGTCGCCGCAGGTTCAACGCATACAATTCAAACAGGAGCGTATGGGACGGTTGGTTATGATACATTGATTGGCGTGGATTTTGAAGATGTTGATATCAGTGACCCGATAGGCGGGGTTGCGATTTTAGGTAAGATAGAATGAATATTTTATTGATTGTTTTTTTGTCTTGTAATTTATTTGCGATGGACAGAATTAAGGGAATGCAAACCTCGTCTGATTCAAAAACAACTATGCTCGTTCATATAAACGAAACAAGCGGAACAGAAATTAAAGATAATGGAATATATTCATATAGTGGAAATACTTTCGGAAGCGTATTATTCAGTAAAGGACTATATGGTAATTGTTTTGAAGGAGATGGCACGACAGCTTATATCACAATGACTACCGATTCCAACGCCGCAGCAGGCACAAGTGATTTTACTTGTAATATATGGGCATTGTTTATTTCTACTTCTTCGGCCAACTATACTTTTTTTTCAGTTTATCGTGGTGGGCTAAAAAATTATGTGATGCTTGTGTGGGATGCAAACGGCAACATAGCTTCTCGTTTATGGTTTGATGAGAGTCAATATCCGGATGATATTGGAATAACTTTTATTTCCAGCTCTTATACACCACAGCTTAATCATTGGGATATGTATAGTTTGGTATGGGACAGTAGCAAGCAAACAGAAACAATATATATCAATGGAGACTATTTCGCAAGTGACGTCGGAAGTACCTGTATAGCAATGAATGATTACGGGACATATTATATTGGGCTTGAAGCGTCTAGTAACAACAGATGGTTTAACGGCAAACTTGAGGAGTTCACAAAATTTAATAGAGCGTTATCACAGGCGGAATTAAAATATTTATGGGAAAGTGGAAGGAGTGGAATATGAAATATTTAATTATTTTTTTAGCAGGAATAGCATTTGCGGGAACAGAAGGACAGTGGCGAATATGGCGAAGCTCTTTTACGTCTGACAATGAATTAACGACGATGCGAGATGATATTGCGTTGCTTAATTCAAGCAGGAGTCAGCCGCCGGAAAATCACAGCGAAATGTTTAATGTTTCAACGAATACAATTTCAACGGGAATTTACGAAGGCGATTATTCTTCGCCACTGATTATTGATACAGATACCGTAGAGGGACTGGTAAGTGGCCATCCCGACCTTGAAAAGCTATCGTCAGTAAAAGACCCGCTCGCAAACGGCTGGATTGTGCGTTGTGGAACTCGGACGTGGGGTAAGAACGGTTGGATAAGAGATGAGGCATTTGATAATTTCAGTGCCAATATTACAGATTTTAGAGACCGCTGGAAATATGAAGTAGAGGGTTCGACGCCGTGAGAAACGAAAATATCTTAACATTAGAGGAACGACGCAATCTCGCCAACGAGATGAAACTATCTATTATCAAACAAGAAACAGAGCTTGATTTTATTTATCGGCTCGCCAGAGAAGTCGGAAAATATCCCGAAAACGGGACACTGCTCGAATGGCTTGACGGGCTGAAAAAGAAACAGGAAAGGTTGGAAAAGATGATAATTAAATTACAGTTAAACGGGGTAGCGAGGAACGCTCGGAAGGAGAGAAAATGAAGAAAATATTTCTGATTGCTATTGTTTTTCTTTCCAGCTGTGTCTGTATGACAAAGAGGCAATTTCGTTATTGTAAACAAACAAGTTATATAGAGGGATTAGCTGAGGCAAATAATATCTGGTTAAAATATGCGAGCAGACAAACAGCGAAAAACAAAACGAGAAACGAACAACATAAAACCGCTGTCAGTCTGGCTGGGGAAAAAGCGGCGGATAAAACAAACAAAAAGCTGGAAAAAGATATTAGAAAATTATTTGATTTTTCTGATTTGTATCTGATTATTCCGGTGAAGGAGAGAAAATGAACGGTGACCAATATAATCTCGGAAAAGAAATCGGCGAACTAAAAGGCGAAGTCAGGCAAGGTTTCAAGTATCTCGGTGAAAAAATAGACGGGTTAGCTGATATAACGAAAAATCAGGAAGAACGATTGCAGAAAACAGAGATATGGCAGGAGAGCCATAATGAAGTAAAGAGAGAGAAAAAATCAACGGTACTTTACATTGTTTGGTTCGTTGCTATTCTCGGTGGGCTGACTGGTTTTATTTCGGCGGTGATAAAATAATGTTGGAGGCAAAATGAAAAGTATTTTATTGGCGGTGTTGTTTTTTCTAAGTGGTTGCGGCACAGTCGGTTATCGGATTGCAAAAAGAACTGGCGAAGACAATTTCAGAGGCGAAGTTTACTGGAATGTTGTAGAGCTTGACCTTGATAGTTTTTGGATAAAGAAAGTAGATAGCAACGGGAAAGAGGTAAAACCTAAATTAAGATGGCCATAAA